ACCGAGTACCGCCAACTGTGCCAGCTTGACCCGATTGCCGAAGTCGCCGCGTTGAAGGGCAAGGCCGATGGCGAGATAGAAGCCTCACGCCAACTGCACAAAGCCGCCGCAGAGGGAGACGCCAAGGCCAGCCTGGCTATCTTGCAACACGTCCACGGCTGGGTTGCCAAGCAGGCCATCACCATTGACGTGGATCAGCGCATCTCGATCACCGCCGCCTTGGCCGAAGCCGAGCGGCGCGTCATGGACGTTATCGAGAACAACCCAAGTGAATACCTCACGCCAAAACTAGATGCAGTCCACCAAGTACAGCGCTGAAGACGAACAAGAGTTGATGGCGCGGCTGTGGTCGCCCCAGATCAAGGACAACCCGCTGGCGTTCGTCATGCTGCTGTTTCCGTGGGGCGTCAAGGGCACGCCGCTGGAGCATTTCAGTGGCCCGCGCAAGTGGCAGCGCGATGTAATGCAAGACATTGCCGCGCACATTAAGCAGAACAACGGCAAGATTGACTTCGATACCCTGCGCGAAGCGGTTGCGTCAGGCCGTGGTATCGGCAAATCGGCCCTTGTCAGTTGGCTGGTGATCTGGATGCTGTCCACGCGGATCGGCTCGACAACCATCGTGTCGGCCAACAGCGAGTCGCAGTTGCGTAAGGTGACTTGGGCCGAGATCACCAAGTGGCTGGCGATGGGGCTGAACAGCCACTGGTTTGAGGTCAGCGCAACCAGTCTGCAACCGGCCAAATGGCTGACCGAGTTAGTCGAGCGCGATCTGCGTAAGGGCACCAGGTATTGGGGCGTTGAGGGGCGGCTGTGGTCGGCTGAAAATCCGGACGCGTTTGCCGGTGTGCACAACATGGACGGCGTGCTGGTCATCTTTGACGAAGCCAGCGGTATTGATGACGCCATCTGGGCGGTGACGGCGGGCTTCTTTACGGAGAACACGCCCAACAGGTTTTGGTTTGCGTTTTCCAACCCCCGCCGCAACACGGGGTACTTTTACGAGACGTTCCACTCCAAGCGCGACTTCTGGAATACCAAGGTGGTGGACGCCCGCACGGTCGAGGGGACAGACAAGGCGGTCTACCAGCAGATCATTGACGAGTACGGGCCGGACTCAGCCCAAGCGCACGTTGAGGTGTACGGCCAGTTCCCGAGCGCGGGTGATGATCAGTTCATCGGCGCCAACACGGTCGATGAGGCCATGAAGCGGGTCAAGTACCAGGACTTGAGCGCGCCTATTGTGATCGGGGTCGATCCGGCGCGGTTCGGCGCGGACGCTACGGTCATCGCCGTGCGGCAAGGGCGCGACATTGTGAAGATCATTAGGCACCGAGGCGACGACACCATGACCGTGGTGGGGTATGTGATCGACGCCATTGAGGAATACAAGCCCACGCTGGTCGTCATCGACGAGGGCGGGCTGGGGGCGGGCATTGTGGACAGGCTCAAAGAGCAGCGCTACAAGATCAAGGGCGTAAACTTTGGCAACAAGTCCAAAAACCCGATCATGTACGGCAACATGAGGGCGCAAATGTGGGGCGACATGCGGGAGTGGCTCAAGACGGCCAGTATTCCAAACGACAGGTTCTTGAAGACGGACTTGATTTCGCCTATGATGAAACCTGATTCACGTGGAACAATTTTTTTGGAATCAAAAAAAGACATGAAGGCGCGTGGTTTAGCCTCGCCAGACGCTGCGGACGCTATTTGCGTGACGTTTGCCTTTCCTGTGGCACATCGGGGCGAGTACAATGCGCGAACAACCACCCGCCGAACGTATTCAGACACTTCGGCCAACACATCTTGGATGGGAAGCTAGATGGCAACGAAAAAAACTGTTTCTTTGTCTGTTGGACGCGGTGAAAAACTGCCGGTGTCTAAGGGCGCTGGCCTGACGGCCAAAGGCCGCGAGAAATACAACGCTGCGACTGGCTCAAACCTCAAAGCGCCGGCTCCAAACCCCAAGACCAAGGCAGACCAAGGCCGCAAGGATTCATTTTGTGCAAGAATGGGCGCCGTAGCAGCCAACGCCAAAGACGGCGAACGCGCTAAAGCAGCCCTTAAACGATGGAAGTGCTAATCATGGCGACAAAACCCGGCTTGTACAGTAATATCGCGGCAAAACGCGAACGTATCAAAGAAGGCAGCGGCGAGAAGATGCGTAAACCAGGCGCGCCTGGCGCTCCGACAGCCAAGGCGTTCAAAGAGTCTGCCAAAACTGCGAAGAAGAAATAAATGAGCTTTACTAAGCCTATTGGCGTTGCGTACCTTGATCAAGACATTGACGGGGGCATTATCGGCGCTACCAACCCGCAAACTATCACCGGCACATCTATTTTTGCAACCTCAAAAACAGGCTATACCGATAGCGCGTATGGAACGGTAACGCAAACGGGCAATAAGGCTTCGGGCGTAACATTAAACAAGTCAGCAGGCACCATTACCACAACAAACGCGCAAATGGCACCTAACGCTGAAGTTGCGTTTATTGTCACTAACAGCCAAGTGTCTGCTTTAGACACAGTTATTGTCAACATTGCGTCTGGCGCAACGGCTACATTTGCGTATGTTATAGCAGTAGTGACCGTGGCAGACGGCGCATTTACTGTCAATCTAAGCAACGTGTCCAGCAATGCGTACACAGACACGCTAAAAATTAATTTCGCTGTTTTGCACATCGGAACATAAAATGCCGCTAGTTAAGTCAAAGACACCCGAAGCATTCCGCAAGAACGTCAAGGCTGAAGTGGCTGCTGGCAAGCCTGTGAAGCAGGCAGTGGCAATTGCTTATTCGGTCAAGCGTGAAGCAGCAAAGAAAAAGAAATAACATGGCAGACCCAACAGGCATAGTCGCCGCCGCAGCCGTTGCTGTTGGTGGTTCGGCCAAAGATAAAAGCGATGCGGATGTGTTGGCAACAGCACGCTCGCGTTTGGACATGGCTGTCTCGGCGCTGTCTGAGTCGCGTGAAGATGAAGTCGATGACCTGAAGTTCTACGCCGGCTCGCCCGACAACCATTGGCAGTGGCCCGCCGATGTGCTGGCGACTCGCGGCGCGGTGCAGGGTCAGACAATCAACGCACGGCCCTGTTTGACAATCAACAAGCTGCCGCAGCATGTGCGTCAGGTGACCAACGACCAGCGGCAGAACCGCCCAGGCGCTAAAGTCATCCCCGTGGACGACAACGCTGATGTGGAAGTCGCCGACATTTTCAACGGCATGATCCGGCACATTGAGTACATCTCGGATGCCGATGTGGCTTACGACACGGCCTGCGAAAACCAAGTGTCCTACGGCGAAGGCTACTTGCGCCTGCTCACAGAGTACTGTGATGACAACACCTTTGACCAAGACATCAAGATTGGCCGCATCCGCAACTCGTTCTCGGTCTACATGGATCCAATGATCCAAGACCCAACCGGCGCGGACGCCAAGTATTGTTTCATCACCGAAGACTTGACCCGCGCAGAGTACGAGCGCTTGTACCCCGATGCAGCGCCCATTACAACTTTGCAATCTTTGGGCGTAGGCGACCAGTCGATTAGCAACTGGCTCAACGAAGACACGATCCGCGTTGCAGACTACTACTACATCGACTACGACCGCGCTACGCTGAACCTGTACCCTGGCAACATCACCGCTTTTGAGGGCACACCCGAGGACAAGCAGCTAAAAGCCATCTATGGCAAGCCCAAGCGCAGCCGCGAAGCTGACCGCCAAAAGGTCAAGTACTGCAAGATCAACGGCTACGAAATCCTTGAGAAGCGCGATTGGGCGGGTAAATACATCCCCGTGATCCGCATCGTTGGCAACGAGTTTGAGGTTGATGGCCGTTTGTATGTGTCGGGCTTGGTGCGTAACGCCAAGGATGCCCAGCGCATGTACAACTACTGGGTTTCACAAGAAGCTGAGATGCTGGCCTTGGCGCCAAAAGCGCCATTTATCGGCTACGGCGGGCAGTTTGAGGGCTACGAAGACAAGTGGAAGACCGCAAATACGACCAACTGGCCGTATCTGGAGGTCAACCCAGACGTTACAGACGGCCAAGGCGCTGTTTTGCCACTGCCAGCTAGGGCACAGCCACCGATGGCCTCCAGCGGCCTGCTGCAAGCCAAAGCGGGTGCATCTGAGGACATTAAGTCCACAACCGGCCAATACAACGCATCTTTGGGCATGGGTTCCAATGAGAGAAGCGGCAAAGCAATTCTTGCGCGTCAGCGCGAGGGCGATGTGGGCACATACCACTACGGCGACAACTTGGCCCGTGGTGTTCGGCACGTGGCCCGTCAGCTTGTGGACTTGATCCCGAAGATTTACGATACCCAGCGCATTGCTCGCATCATCGGTGAAGATGGCGAGACAAAAATGGTCAAGATCAACCCTGATCAAGATCAGCCGGTCAACAAGATTGTTGACGAGCGCGGCATTGTGATGGAGAAAATCTACAACCCTGGCGTTGGCAAGTACGATGTGGTGGCTACCACCGGCCCAGGCTACGCGACCAAGCGTCAAGAGGCGCTGGAGGCAATGGCCCAACTGCTGCAAGGCAACCCACAACTGTGGGCTGTGGCTGGCGATCTGTTTGTCAAGAACATGGACTGGCCTGGCGCTCAAGAGATGGCAAAACGCTTTGCCAAGACCATTGATCCGAAGTTTATGTCCGATGGCGAGGACAATCCAGAACTGCAAATGGCGCAACAGCAGATGCAAGCGATGGGTCAAGAGATGGAGCAGATGCACCAGATGATCCAGAACGTGGGCAAGTCCATTGAGATGCAAGACATGGAGCGCAAAGACTTTGAGGCGCAAGTCAAACTGTACGAAGCCGAAACCAAGCGCATTGCCGCTGTGCAGGCTGGCATGACTGAGCAGCAGATTCAGGACATTGCTATGGGCGTGGTTGCTGCGGCGATGGAGTCGCAAAGCATGATGAACCAGATGCCGGAGATGCGTGAGGAATCCATGCCTATGGAAATGACGCCCCAGCCTGAAATGATGCCACCTGAACAACAAATGGGAATGCCACAATGAAACCCGCTGATTTTTTAGGCTTGCTGTTTCTAGCCCGTGATGTGACGCACAGCGTTCACTTGAACACCCGCAGCTTTAGCAAGCACGAAGCACTCAACATTTTTTATAACCGCATCGTTGGTGCGGCTGATGATTTTGCCGAAGCCTACCAAGGCCGTCACGGCTTGATCGGCCCGATCACTCTGCACTCGGCAAAGAAAACGAGCAACGTCATTGAGTTCCTAGAGGACTCGTTGGCTGAGATTGAAGCGGCTCGGTACACTGTCTGCGATAAATCAGACTCATCACTACAACAGTTAATAGATAATATCGTTGAGATTTATTTACGCACTTTGTACAAACTTAAATTTTTGGCATAAGGAAACATTATGGAACTACTTAACCCACTGGCAGATGCTGATTTTCCAGCCAAATCTATTTCGTACACCGGCTCTGCTGGTGTGACGGGCACATGGTCTGCTGGCCCTCAAGGTGTTGTGGTCTGGTCTGACCAAGCATGCTATGTCTTGGTGGGTGAAGGCGTTACCGCCACCACATCCAGCACACCGATCCCACCGTTTACCCCAATTCCGTTCAAAGTGCCACAAGGCACTGGCGGTCAATGGCGCGTGAGCGCGATTAGAGTGTCTGCTGACGGCACGGTGTACGCCAAACCAATGAACTCACAATGAGTTACTTTGGCATCCCTATTCGGAACGGTGTTGCCATAGGTATTGGCAACATTATTTCCCTTTTGTCTGGGTATGCCAGTGCAACGGTGCAGGGCAATCTTTTGACCGAAATTGGCGACAATCTTGTGCAAGAAGATGGCGGCTTAATTCTTTTGGAGTGATAAATGGCTGACAAGAAAATCTCTGCGCTAGCAAGCGCGTCTGTCCCCCTTGCGGGCACTGAGGTATTGCCGATTGTGCAAAGCAGCGCAACTGTCAAGGTGAGCGTTAACGGCCTGTTTACCAACCCAACGGTGACCAACTATGTTGAGGCCGTTGTTGCTATCGGCACGGTGACCACCGCATCAACCTTGGCGCTGACCAACGGCACGGTGCAAACGGCAACCTTGACAGCATCCACAGCCTGCACATTCACCATGCCAACTGCTACGGCTGGCAAGTCCTTTGTGCTGCTGCTCAAACAGGCTGCAACCACTGGCAACGGCACAGCAACATTTACCGGCGTAAAGTTTGGTACGGCTGGCGCACCAACCATCACAGCAACGGCCGGCAAGATGGACATTTTGACCTTCATTGCTGATGGCACTAATTGGTACGGCTCGATTGCCCAAGGGTACACACCATAATGTTTGCCGCCAAAAACTTCTTTTTGGCTGGCGTTGCGGCTTTGCCAGCACCAACCGCCGTTGACTACCTAGTAGTTGCTGGCGGTGGCGGTGGCGGCGGGGCGTCTGTCGCAGGAAATGCTGGCGCTGGCGGCGGTGCTGGTGGCTACCGCACAGCAAATTCTTTAGCCATATCAGGAGGCACCCCCTACACACTGACAATTGGCGCAGGCGGCGCAGGTGGTGCAGGTGGCGATACCTCAACAGGGTATAACGCAACCAACGGTTCTGATTCTGTATTTAGCACGATTACCTCTGCTGGTGGCGGTTTTGGTGCTTGTTACAACGCAACTTCCGCTAGCGGTGGTAGCCCACCAAGTGGCAGAGTTGGTGGTAGTGGTGGTAGTGGCGGTGGTTCGCTTACAACAAACTCAGGTGGCCTTGGGAATACGCCATCTACATCTCCGTCTCAAGGAAATAATGCTGGCACATCTCTTGATGACGGCGGTTCTGGCGGCGGCGGTGCTAGCGCAGTAGGTAGCAATGCAACCGCTACAAGTGGCGGTAACGGCGGCGATGGTAGCGCGTCTAGTATTAGCGGCTCGTCTGTAACTTATGCTGGTGGCGGCGGCGGTGCGGGAAGACCTGCTTCTGGCGGTACTAACGGTACTGGTGGAGCAGGGGGCGGCGGCACTGCAAGTTCAGCAAACCCAGCCAACGCTGGAACAGTCAACACGGGCGGCGGTGGTGCTGGCAATACCGATGGCGCAAACAACACAACTGTTGGATACATTGGCGGCAACGGCGGTTCAGGCATTGTCATTATTCGGTACGCCGACACTTTTGCTGACATTACAACCATTAGCGGTGGATTGACGTACTCAGGCCCAGTAACTTCGGGCGGCTACAAGGTCTATACCTTTACTGCTGGAACAGGAACGGTGACTTTCTAATGGCACACTATGCATTTTTAGACGAAAACAACATCGTTACAGAAGTCATTGTTGGCAAAGATGAAACCGACCTGTCCCAAGATTGGGAACAGTTTTACGGCGAAACCCGCAGCCAAATTTGCAAGCGCACATCCTACAACGCAAGAATCCGCAAAAACTACGCTGGCATTGGCTACACCTATGACAGCACCAGAGACGCTTTTATTTCACCCCAGCCATTCCCAAGTTGGACTTTGGTAGAAGAAACCTGCCAATGGCTTGCGCCAGTTCCACTTCCGGCTGATGACAAAAAGTATCGCTGGGACGAAAGCACATTGAGTTGGGCTGAAGTTAGTCTTTAGCCCAAATATCTGATATATTTGTAAAAACCGTATCGGCCAGGTTGACCGAGGAATCCAAGGATTCATAAATGTTAGAAGAAGTACCAGCGGAGTCACTACCCGTGCCAGAACAGGAAGCAACGGCTGCACCTGCGACTGAAGTTCAAACGCCGGAAACGCCAGAAGCAGTAAGCAAGACATTCTCGCAAGAGGAACTTGACGCAGCTATTGGCAAACGCCTCGCAAGAGAGCAACGTAAGTGGGAACGAGATCAAGCACAGCGCCAGTCTGAACAACAGACGCTGAGAGCCGCCCCCGCAGCATCCGCTGATCAGTTTGAGTCTACCGAAGCGTACACGGAAGCGTTGACGCTACAGAAGGCTGAAGAACTGATTGCAAAGCGTGAAGCCGCCAAGCAGCACTCTGCTATTCTCGAAAGCTATCAGGAACTTGAGGAAGCAGCGCGGGACAAGTACGATGACTTTGAACAAGTCGCCTACAACCCAAAACTGCCGATCACGAACGTGATGGCCGAAACGATCCAGTCTTCGGACATTGGGCCTGAGTTAGCTTACTATCTCGGCTCTAACCCCAAAGACGCGGAACGCATCGCACGTATGACGCCACTCGGTCAGGCGAAAGAGATTGGGAAGATTGAGGCTAAATTAGCCGCAGAACCCCCGGTCAAACGAACAACGTCAGCGCCAACGCCGATTTCACCTGTTACCGCCCGAGCCTCTGGTTCGCCAGCACTTGACACTACAGACCCGCGCTCCATTAAGAGCATGACGGCCTCGCAGTGGATTGATGCTGAACGTGTAAGGCAGATGAAGAAGTGGGAAGCACAACGTATCCGCTAACTTTTTTTAGGAAATTTACAAATGTCTAATAGCATTCTTACGATCGACATGATCACCCGCAAGGCTCTGGAAATTCTGGAGAATAACCTTGTTCTTACCCGTAACGTCAATCGCCAGTATGACGACAGCTTTGCTGTTGAAGGCGCTAAGATTGGCTCTACCCTGCGTATCCGTCTGCCTGACCGCGCTCTGGTTACTGACGGCGCCGCCCTGCAAGTTCAGGACGACAACGAGCAGTTCACCACTCTGGCTGTTTCTACCCAAAAGCACATCGGTGTCAACTTCACATCTGCTGAATTGACCATGCAATTGGACGACTTCGCAGAGCGTGTTCTCAAGCCGCGTATTAGCCAGTTGGCCTCCAGCATTGATGCTGACGTTGCCAATGCGTACAAAACCATCGGTAATACCGTTGGCACGCCTGGCACTACTCCTTCAACTTCGCTGGTGCTGCTCCAAGCCCAACAAAAGCTGAACGAAAACGCTGCTGTGATGTCGCCACGTTACGCTACTGTTAACCCAGCAGCCAACGCTGGTCTGGTTGAAGGTATGAAAGGTCTGTTCAATCCGACCGACACTATCTCCAAGCAGTTTCGCAACGGCATGATGGGCACTGGCGTGTTGGGCTTTGATGAAGTCAACATGTCTCAGTCGATCAAGCAGCACACCACTGGCTCACGTAGCGCCACCGCGTCCACACTGGTTAAGACCCCAGGCGTTACTGCCGAAGGCGCTTCTACCATTCTGTTGGAACAAGGTTCTGTAGTCACCACAATCAATGCTGGTGACGTGTTCACGGTCAGTGCTTGCAATGCTGTCAACCCACAGACCCGTGAGTCTACTGGTTCTTTGTTCCAATTTGTGGCTTTGACTACGGCTACTGCCGTGGGTGGCACTTGGACTGTGACTGTTGCTCCGATGTACTCGGCCAACCACGCTCTGGCTACTGTTGATGTGCTGCCTGCAACTGGTGGCGTTGTGACCTTTGTGGGCACTGCTTCTACTCAGTACGCTCAGAACTTGGTCTACCACAAAGACGCCATCACGTTCGCTACTGCTGACCTGTTGCTGCCACAAGGCGTTGACATGGCTGCTCGTGCCGTTCACAACGGTATCAGCTTGCGCGTTGTTCGTCAGTACGACATCAACAACGACCGTATGCCTTGCCGTATTGACGTTCTGTACGGCTTCAGCACCATCCGTCCACAAATGGCCTGCCGCATCTGGGGCTAAACCTAATGCCCCTTCGGGGGCGTTTTTTAAATCTTTTTTAAGGAAATTATCATGGCACTCCCTAATGGCGCTGGTGGCTACCAGCTTGGTGATGGCAATATCGGTGAAGCTGTTCTGTCGGTTCAGGGCGCCCCCACGGCCCTGACTGCTGACGTAACTTTGACCGCAGCCCAACTGTCAAACGGTTTGTTTACCAGCGACTCTGCTGCTGACATTACCGCCACACTGCCCACCGTGGCATTGGTGGAAGCTGACATCACGGCTGCATCAAAAGTAAACGCTGCTTTTGAGTTTGCTATTGTGGTGGTTGACCTTTCTTACCAAGTCACTTTGGCTGTTGGTACTGGTTGGACAATTGTGGGCAACGCTGTTGTGTTGGAAAACACTTCGGGCCGGTTCCTCGCTCGTAAAACCGGCGATGGTACTTGGACTGCGTACCGCATTGCCTAAATCTGATGGGGCTTCGGCCCCGTCTTTCTAAAGGAACACCATGCCAAATACTAAAGCTGTAGGCGTCGCGTATAGCGACCCTGAATTTGATAGCGTAACCGTCACCGGCGCGTCAGCGTTGCAAGCGGTAACCGCTACGACCATAACTGCTACGACCATAACTGCTACGACCATAGCTGGCACTTCAACCGGCGCCATTCGTCTTCCTGTTGCTGCTGTTGCGGCGGCTGGCAGTACTCAAGGCAATGCTGCTGCACTAGCTGAAGGTTTGAACGTCGTCTCTGCTGCTGACGGCACAAAAGGCGTTAGATTGCCTACGGCTGTTGCTGGTATGGTAGTTATTGTTAAAAACACCGCTGCCGGAGCGCTGAATATCTACCCCGCCACTGGCGGGGCAGTTAATGCAGTTGCGGCCAACGGTGCGTATAGCATCACAAACCTTACCAGTTCATTGTTGGTGGCATCTTCCACCACCCAGTGGTATTCTGTTCCATTGGTAGCATCCTAACCAAATGGGGGCTTCGGCCCCCGTTTTTTTTATGAACATTTATCTTCAGCATCCCGTCCACGGGCGTAAAGTCGCCACTATGGAACTTGAAGCCGTGTTTGATGAAACACACGGCTGGACACGCTACAATCCAGAAGCACCCGCATCAGAACCTGAAGTAGCGGTGAACGCGCTAGAAGTCAAGCGCAAATACACACGTAAGGCTGTAGCCGAAGGAGTCTGATCATGGCGATTTACACGGCGGGCGATCAGATAACCAGAGCGCTTCGGCTGCTTGGTGTGCTAGCTGAAGGCGAAACGTCATCGGCGTCTGTCATGCAAGACAGTCTGATGGCAATGAATCAGATGATTGACTCATGGAACACTGAGCGCCTGTCTGTATTCTGCACACAAGATCAAACCTTTACTTGGCCCGCGGGGCAAATTACTCGCACGCTTGGCCCTTCTGGTAACTTCATAGGGCTGCGCCCCGTGCTGTTAGACGAGTCAACTTATTTTCGTGACCCTGGCACAAACGTGTCGTTTGGCGTCAAGTTTATCAACCAGCAGCAGTACAACGGTATTGCGGTAAAAACCGTAACGTCAACGTATCCGCAAGTCATTTTTGTAAACATGACTTACCCTGACGTTACGATGACGATCTACCCGCAACCTACACGCGATCTGGAATGGCATTTTGTGTCAGTGCAAGAATTGAGCAACCCAGCCACGCTGGTGACTAACTTGCTATTCCCGCCAGGCTACTTGCGTGCGTTCACCTACAACTTGGCAATGGAAATCGCACCTGAGTTTGGTGTCGAGCCAAGCCCCCAAGTGCAGCGCATTGCCATGACCAGTAAGCGCAACTTAAAACGCATCAACAACCCTGACGATGTGATGTCAATGCCTTACGCCATTGTGGCGACTCGGCAGCGGTTCAACATCTATGCTGGCAATTACTGATGAAGACGCCGATCCTTGGGTCAAGCTACGTTGCCCGCAGCATCAACGCTGCGGACAACCGCATGGTCAACTTGTTCCCCGAAGTCGTTCCAGAGGGCGGCAAGGAACCGGCGTTTCTTAACCGCGCCCCCGGCCTTAAATTCCAGCAAACCATAGGCACTGGCCCAATTCGGGCGCTGTGGGCGCACCAGACCAACGGCAGCGACTTTTATGTTGTGTCCGGCACTCAGTTCTATAAAGTCACCGGATTGACCGCTACGCCCACTTTGCTGGGCACGGTGACCGGCACTGGCCCCGTATCGATTGCTGACAATGGCACACAAATCTTTCTGGCTTGCAATCCTGACGGGTTTATCTATAACGAAGTCACCAACGTATTTGCCAAGATCACCGACCCTGACTTTACGGGCGCCGTGACTGTGGGCTACTTGGACGGGTACTTTGTTTACAACGAACCCGACTCCCAAAAAGTGTGGGTGACTCAATTGCTTGACGGCACTTCAGTTGACCCCCTTGATTTTGCATCTGCCGAAGGCTCACCTGATGGGCTAGTTGCCGTCAATGTAGACCACCGCGAGGCATGGCTGTTTGGCACTGACTCAATTGAGGTCTGGTATGACGCTGGGCAAACTGACTTCCCTTTAACGCGCATCCAAGGCGCTTTTAACGAAATTGGATGCGTAGCCGCGTTCTCTATCGCAAAACTTGACAACGGCCTGTTCTGGCTTGGCACGGACGCCCGTGGGCAGGGCATTGTCTACCGCGCCAATGGCTACACTGGCGTCCGCGTTTCTACGCACGCCATTGAGTACGCCATTGCTCAGTACGGCAACATCTCGGACGCCATTGCCTACACCTACCAGCAAGAAGGCCACGCCTTCTATGTGCTGACATTCCCCTCGGCCAACGCCACTTGGGTCTACGATGTGGCTACGCAAGCGTGGCACGAACGCGCTGGCTGGAATACCGCAATCGGCGAATTTACGCGCCACCGCAGCAACTGCCAATGTAATTTTGGCGGCAACACGGTAGTTGGCGACTTTGAAAACGGCAACATCTATACCCTTGACCTTGATGTATACGCTGACAATGGCGGCATCCAAAAGTGGTTGCGGTCATGGAGAGCATTGCCAACGGGTCAAAACAACCTCAAGCGCACGGCGCAACACAGCCTACAACTGGACTGTGAGTCAGGCACTGGGCTGGTCACCGGCCAAGGCAGCGACCCTGAGATCATGCTGCGCTTTTCGGATGACGGCGGCCACACATGGTCAAATGAGCACTTGAGCAAAATGGGCAAGATTGGCGAGTACTACCGCCGTGTCTTTTGGCGCAGGCTCGGCATGACGCTTAAGCTGCGGGATCGGGTCTACGAAGTGTCAATGACTGACCCAGTTAAAACGGCCATCATGGGCGCTGAATTATTGATTAGCCCCACCAACGCATAATGGCTACAACGCCTAATATCACGCAAATCACGGCCCCCCGTGTTGCGTTGATTGACCCAAAAACAGGGCTGATGTCTAGGGAGTGGTACAGGTTTTTCTATAACCAGTATGTGCTCACTGGTGATGGCACAGGAATTACGGCCGTCATCAACGGCGGCACAGGGCTAAGTTCTACCCCCACCAACGGCCAGTTGTTGATCGGCAATGGAACGGGGTACACGCTAAGAACTTTGACTGCTGGCACGGGCATTGCCGTCACCAATGGGTCAGGAACGATCTCTGTCGCCAACTCAGGCGTTTTAAGCTGGTCGGGCGGCACCAGTGGCCTAACCCCCGCAACGGCCACCACGGGCGCTGTAACGCTTGCTGGCACGCTGGTTGCCGTCAATGGCGGCACGGGGCTTGCCTCATACGCTGTTGGCGACCTACTGTATGCGAACACCACGACCACGCTGACAAGACTGCCGGTAGGGACAACGGGGCAAGTGTTAACCGTCACCGCTGGCGTGCCAGCTTGGGCAACGGGCACCGCTTCCGCGCCGGTCACCAAGACTGCAAATTTTACTTTAGCGGATGGCGAGTCTTGGGTCATCAACAACAAGTCAGGCTCGACTTGTACTGTCACCCTGCCAACGCCATCGTCCTACACTGGACGCCAGGTCACCTTCAAAAATATGCAGCCGCAGTTTCTGGTGTCAGCGTCAAGCAATGTCGTGCCGCTGGACAGCACTTCGGCTGGAACGGCAATTCTCTTGGATGTTGTGGGAAATTGGGCGACAATGGTGTCAGACGGCACAAATTGGGTCATCATGCAAGCTGCGTCCAACAACAACCTGCTTTTGGAATAATCTGATGCCAACGCAATTATTAGATGATCGAGATGCAGCGCTTCGGGTAGGCTACGAGGCAACGGATTGGAGCACCCCCATGTCGTTTGAGAACTATTGCGCTGCGGTAAAAGATTGGACAATAAGCGCAATTAAACGCGATGGGGACATCATTGGTGCGGTGTACAAAAAAGATGATGAGTTACACATTTCAGTGTTGCCAGAGTGGCGCAAAAAGTGGTTAACAAAAAGTCTGTGGAAAAACTTTTTTCAGTCTGGTAGAGTGACTACAAAAGTTACCCCCGGACATGACTACATGTACGATGTTTTAAAACGGCTTGGGTTTAAAGAGTCTGTTAGCGGTATGTTGGTTAAGGAGAATTAAAAATGGGCATTGAAACAGCAATCATAGGCAGCGCGATACTTGGCGCTGGCGCCGCTAGCAGCGCCGCACGCAAGCAAGCCAGTGCGGCTGACCGTGCGGCTGAACTTCAACGGCAACAGTTTGAGCGTCAAGTTGAACTGCAAGCCCCGTTCCGTGAGGCCGGTGTTCGTGCGTTGCCAGAACTGGAAGCAGCGTCTAGGTACACGCCGTTTGGCATGAGCGAGTTTCAAGCAGACCCAGGCTACGGTTTCCGTTTGTCCGAAGGCCAAAAGGCGCTTGATCGTCAAGCTGCTGCACGCGGTGGCCTAATCTCTGGCGGCGCTCTCAAGGCCGCGCAACGCTACGGCCAGGAGATGGGTAGCCAAGAGTACACCAACGCTTTCAATCGCTACCAGACCGAGCGTCAGGCGCGCCTTAACCCGCTGCAATCTTTAGCCGGTATGGGTCAAACTTCCGTAGGTCAGTTAGGCCAAGCTGGGCAAACAATGGCAACTAACGTAGGCGAAGCCGGCGCTCAAGCCGCCCAGGCCCGTGCCTCTGGCTACATGGGCGGCGTTAACGCGCTGACTCAGGGCTTGGGCCAGTACATAAACTACGGCCAAGGTCAAGACCGCAATGCGCTATTTCGACAAATGCTTAATAGGCCAGCCGGCGTTAGCGATGGCGGCGCTGCTGCGATTGGTTACCAAGACCCATACGCAAGATTTTCATACGGATCAAACGCATAAGGATTGATCATGGCACTTGTAAACCCCAACATTGCGATGAGCTATCGCGCCCCTGAAATTCAGCAGCCAAACATGCTGGCTGACTATGCTGCCATACAGCAAATTCAAGGTGGGCGGCAAGCGCAAGAAATGAACGCAATGAAGATGCAAGAAGCGCAAGCGGCTATGCAAGAGCGCAACGCGCTTCGTGGCTTAGACCCAACCGCTGCCGACTATGAAGCGCAGTTGTTTCGCGTAAACCCAACTTTAGGAATTGCGTACCGCAAAGAAGCAGCGTCTACCGCCGCACAACAAGCGGCAACTACAGCCAGCCAAGCAGCGCAAGCAAAATCTGCGTTTGACCTCAAAGCCGCGCAACGCAAATTTGGCGATGATCTTAAACGCAGTTTGTCTTCTAATCCATCCGATGAAAACATTATTGCGTTTGGTCAAGATGCGTTGATTCAGGGGCTGTACTCACCAGATCAAGTAAACACTACAGTCAGCCAGTTGCTGGCGTTACCTCTACCAGATCGCACACGCATTCTTTCGCAAGCAGGCGCAAGTGCCGCCGATCTAAAGCCGCCTGCGCCCCCTGCGCCACCTAGCATGGTGGCTGAGTACACTTTTGCCAAAACAAAAGACGGTGGCAATTTTAAAGGCTCTTATCAAGACTTTGTTACCGCCCGCGCTGCTGCTGGGCGCCCGCCTGCTGCGCCTCGGCCTGAACCAGCGCCAACAATTACAACGATTGTTAACCCCCTTAATCCAAATGAAATGATCACGATTGACGCCCGCCGCTATCAAGGTGGCGGTGCTGGATCACCAGGCGTCATTGGCGTTGCGGGTAAAGAGCCTGGTGCAGCGTTGCGCCAAAATAAAACGGAGGCGGGCAAGACGCAGCTTGCTGATGATCTGGCTAACCTCCGCGCATCATTTGATGCTTTGGATAAAATGCGCGCTATCCCAAGTACGGAACGAAACGCGCTGTCTAATGTTGCGTCTGGTATTGCTGCCACAGGAATAGGGCAAAGAACAGGTCAATTGTTTGGTACCGAAGCGCAAGTTGAGCGCGATGTTATTAGCAGCGCCCGTATGCGATTGGTCAATTCGATTAAAAATGCTACCGGCATGTCGGCGCAGCAACTTAACTCCAACGTGGAATTGCAAACCATGCTGAAGTCAATTTCTGATCCTGGTCAGTCTGTCCAAGCCGCCTTGCGAATTATTGACGACATTGAAGATGCGTATGTTAAAGGTGACGGCAAAATGCTTAAACGCAAACCGCCACCTGCTGCTGCGGGCGTTGACACCAGCAATCCACTTCTGCAAGTGTCTCCTTAAGGATTGATATGGCTGGCTTGGCTTCACTTCTTAGCGATCCTAATTACACTGGCGCAAACGCGGCTACTAAGCAGGCTATTTTTGACAAGTTTGCACCGCAAGACCCAAACTTTGTAAACGCAAACCCTGAGACTCAGCTAGCTATCCGCAGCAAGTTTGGGCTAGAGGCCGCGCCTAGCGGTGGCATCCCCGTTGGCCGCACCGCCGCTGCGCCACAAAAAGAACGCGGCTTTCTAAGCACTATTGGCGCGCCTATTGAAGCGGCGTCTCAAGGCGTCATTAAAGGTGTTGGCGACCTTATGTTTGGCGGGCAAAAACTTGTCGGCAAAGCAATTAGCGCTTACGGCGGGCTATATTTGCCAGGTCAAACTTTATCTAGTTTGGTTACGGGGAATCGACCGATTAACGTTATTCAGCAAGCAGGGCAATTTTTGCAACAAGACGCAGCCCGCAGGCAAGCTGAATCACAAGGTGTTGTTGCACCGTTTAAGCAAGAGTTTCCAATTGCAACGGGCGCAGGCGAACTAGGCTCTCAAGCCCTGATAACCGCCCCCGTGGGTGGTCTTATTGCAAAACCTTTTGCCGCTTTGGCAACAGGTGTTCCTGCGGTTGCACGGTATGTTGACCCTGTTGTTAACGCGCTGCGGTCTTCCGGCTTTAGTTCTGGGCTAGCCACAAAAAATGCGCCATTGGCAACGCGCACTGCGGATATCGGCGCGCGGGTTGTTGGCGGCGGCGTAACCGGCGGTGCAACGGCCGCGTTGACTAACGCAGACGAAACTGGCACAGGCGCTCAAGTTGGCGCTGGCGTAGCAGTAGTTGCGCCCAAAACGGTAAAACTGCTATCTAAGAGCGCGGGCTTTTTAACAGACGCTTTTACTGGACGATTAGCAGAAGTCGGCGCGGGAAAAATTAGCCGTGAGGTTGCGGGCGAACGTATCGGCGCTATCCGTGCGGCGCTTGCCGCCGCGCCAGAAGATTTAAACGCCGCGCAAGCCGCGTCTGGTGTTCAACGCGATGCTTGGCAAGCGTTTGGCGCAATGACCGGCAAAACTGATCAACAATCGCTTTTACTTAAAAAACAATTTGACGATGAGTTAGCCGCTTTGCAACGTATGGCTGAAGGCGGTAACGCCACTGAAGCCCGCACGGCGTATGAACAATCAATCAAACGGTTAAATCAATTGACCGCTGACATGCGTAATGTCGAGTTGCAAGCGGCCAATCAAGCTGGGCAAACCGTCAATCGCTTGGCCCCGCAAATGGAACAGCGCCAAGCAAGCATGGTTAACGCGCTGCGTGGCGGCATTCCTGTTGGACAACCATTACCTGGTCAGGCGGTCATTTCGCCAGTAACAGAAGCCGCGCAACAGGCAGCTATTGCCGCTAAAGGCAAGCCTGGCTTCTTAAGCGCCGGCGCACGTTCGCAAGAGTGGCAACAAACGTCTGATGAGTTCGCCAACATTGCCAATCAGCGCCGCGCTGAAGCTGGATTCTTGGAGCGCCAGATCGGCAGCTTGGGCGACTACGGTTTGCGCCCCTTGGACGCTGGCGCTATCATAAGCGCCATTGACGCCAAACTGGCACAGCCTGGGTTACGCGCCAGTTCAAACGTGACTAAAGTGTTGGAATCAGTCAAAGACGACATTGCCAATTTAACCGCCAAAGGCGGCGGCGTCATTGACGCGCACGATCTGTACACCCTTCGCAAAGAAGGCATTAACGAGCGCATCATGCAGATCATGGGCCAAACTGATCCTAAGATCAGCGCCAAAGTGACCCGTCAAGTTCTTCAAGAAGTTCGCCCCCTTATTGACGATGCAATTGAAAAAGCAGGCGGCACAGGTTGGCGCGATTACTTGAAAACCTATTCGCAGGGCATGCAAGCTATTGACCAAAAGGCACTGGCTGCTGAAGCTGCGCGGCTGTTCAAAGACTCGCCGCAAGAGTATGTGCGGCTGGTACGGGGCAACAACCCCGATGCAGTGGAAGCCATCTTTGGCCCAGGCAGCTACGACATCTTTAAAGAGATGGGTAGCAAAATGCCTACGCTGGAAAAACTGGCGGCTAGCATTGAGCGCACTGCTAGCATGAAAGAAGCTGCTGCTGCTGGCACTGAAACACTTGGGAAAATTATTGGTGAGGATTCGTTCCGGTTAAGATTTCCAAGTCTTTTAAACCGAGCAACTACAGCGGCCAATCTGACGCTAGACATTTTAGAAAAGCGCTTAGACAAAAAAATATTTGCCGAAATGCAAAAAGGCATGGTGTCCGGCAAAAGCGCGCTGGAAATGTTGGATACACTGCCTGCTGCGGAGCGTAGTAAAGCCCTTCGTGCGTTAACTGACCCTGCATCTTGGGGTAAAACGGGTGCAGTCGCTGCACGGGCGGCGGTTATAAATTCACTTGCACCGCCAAACGAAAACCGTATACGGCTTAACAACATGGCGCCTGGACGACCATAATGATCGGAAAATAAACATGGCATCACTTACCCCCACACCCAAGCAGCAGATTTACGGCAGCGATGGCAACCCGTTGGTCGGCGGCAAAATTTACACCTACGCTGCGGGCACAACCACGCCGCTGGCAACCTACACGGACGCTGGTGGCCTTACAGCCAACACCAACCCGATCATCTTGAACTCGCTAGGCCAAGCCAACATCTGGCTGGCCCCATCGTCTTCGTACAAGTTCAGCGTGTTCACATCGGCTGATGTGCTGCTGTACACGGTGGACAACATTGCCACGCCTATTGACTACCTGTCCTTGGTCACTTCGCTTGCCTCGCCCCCACCTATTGGTAGCACCGCGCCTAACACTGGCGCGTTTACCACGCTGGCCGCAGCCACAGCGACTATCACCACTGGCAACATCACCACGGTCAACGCAACCACTATTACTGCAACGGGCACAATCACTGCCGAAACTTTGACTTTTGAGGGCGGCGGGTCAATGACCAAGCCACCAGAAGCGGGCATTCAGCCAATCACTGCGTCTGTGGCAAGTAACGCGCTTACGGTCACGCTAAACCCAACCACGCTGGACTTTAGGTCTGCTACCTTGGGAAGCGGCACAGTGGTATCGCGGGTGATTTCGTCTGCTATTTCTGTAGTCGTGTCAGCAGGCTCTACACTAGGGTCTGTCTCGGGGGTGCAAAGCCGTATCGTTGTGTTGGCACTTGACAATGCTGGCACAGTAGAACTGGCAGTTGTCAACATCTCTGGCGGTAATGATCTTACGGAGACGGGATTAATTAGCACCACAGCACTGAGCGTGCCTGGCGCAGCGGACAGCGCAACTGTAATTTACTCGACCCTTGCGCGTACAAGCGTGGCCTACCGTGTTGTGGGCTATGTAGAGAGCACTCAGGCTACCGCTGGCACTTGGGCTACCACACCAAGCACAATTCAAGGCTGCGGCGGTCAGGCTTTGACATCCATGAGTTCATTGGGCTATGGGCAGACTTGGCAAGTGGTAACTGGAAGTCGTGCGTACTCAACAACGTACTACAACACAACCGGAAAACCGATTCTGGTTTCCGTTCAAGGCAATACTGGCTCAGTTGAAACCACCACATTCGTAGTTGATGGTGTCACTGTGTGCGATTATTTAAGTAATACCCCAGGGGGCGATAACCCTTCGATGCAGATAATAGTGCCTAGCGGGTCAAGCTATTCAGCAACAGGCGTCAGCCTCCGCACATGGTCGGAACTTCGTTAAGGATTAAAAATGCCACACTACAAAGCCCCCGACAATTCCCTGCACTTTGTTGACAGCGCGTTTGAGTCTATGCTGCCCGCTGGCAGTGTCCAGATCACCGATGAGCAGGCCCAAGCGCTGCGCCCAGTAGCGCCAGAGCCGACCTACGCCCAAAAGCGTGCTGCTGAGTACCCACCGATGGCAGACTACCTTGATGGCATCGTCAAGGGCGACCAAGCGCAAGTGGACGCCTATGTCGCAGCTTGTCTGGCCGTTAAAGCGAAGTATCCGAAATGAACGACATAACGCACCGCGAAATCTATGACCGCCTTGTGGCCGTTGAGGGCAAGGTAGATTTGTTAACCGAGAACACCAAAGATGTGACGGCGGCGTTTGCTGCCGCCCAAGGCGCGTTCAAAGTGCTGGAGACGCTCAGTCGCCTAGCCAAGCCCCTGCTGTGGATTGGCGGCCTGCTGGCCGCTGTAGTTACCTTCTGGGATAGCTTTAGAAGCCGCTGAGATGGACGCGCTGCCGCCATTACCGCCAGCAGCACAAGCCCCAGCACCGGTCTTTGAGTGCGTGCGTTGGTCATGGTCATCAGACCGGCTGCTGGTCTGGTGCTTGCAATGGCGGGTGAAGAAATGATCGACCCACTTACCGCACTAGCGGGCATACAGGCAGCAGTCGCGCTGATCAAGAAAGTCAGCAAAACCGTTGACGATGTGTCCTCGCTTGGGCCTGTCCTTGGCAAATACTTTGATGCAAAGTCCACGGCCACCAAGGCCGCTGTTCAGGCCAAAAAGTCCAAGTCATCAATGGGCACGGCTATCCAGATTGAAATGGCACTCGACCAGGCCAAGCGGTTTGAGGACGAGTTGCAGCTTCTGTTCATGCAGTCCGGCAAGATTGACGTCTGGAACAAGATCAAGTCTAGGGCAGCAGCAATGGACGTGGAGTCTGCCCATGATGCGCGGCGTGAGCGTGAGGCTGCGAACAAGCGCAAGCGAGAAATGGATGAAGTCATTGAACTTGGGCTGGTGGTACTTGTCTTTTTTATCATGCTGGGCGCTATCACGTACTTTGCCCTTGGCATCCTTGAGCAATGCGGAGGGCGCTGCTGATGGCAACTGACGAGCGCCTCAATCTAGTTGACAAAGTGCTGGCGTATGTGTCCAGCCCGTTCCGGCTGTTCGCAATGGTGCTGATGGCCGTGCTGACCTTCGCCGGTTATTTTGTATACACAAACCAAGACCTTCTGATCGGCGCCTATAAAGAGTCCAAAAAGATTCCGTCCATTGCTGAAGACCGCGTAGAGGACGCCGCCGCCCACCTGTTCAAGCAGTCCGGCGCCTTGGTGGTGGCGGTGTTTAAAGTCAACTCAATGTTTGGCACGCGAGTGCTGTACAGGGCGTATGGAAAGAATGGCAGAGACAAGACCAATGACGGGCTGGACGTGGGCCTGTTCACCCAAAACGCTGCCAACAACAGCGATGTCGTCAAGCTGATGGCAAACGAGATTCCATGCAGCGAATACAAATCGGCTCAGTCGGAAATGGGCCTGTGGTACATCGCCCGAGGCGTAGTTTTTACCTGCCGTATCAGTGTCCCACCTGAACCGGGGAGATTCGTTGGGCAGATCACGGTCGGATGGGCTACCCAGCCAGAGGACATGGAGAGCACCCGCGCCATGCTTCAAATTGCAGCAACCATGTTATCAAGGAGTAAACAATGATTGGACTCGACGCGCTCTTAAACGTGGGCGGCAAACTCATCGACAAACTGATCCCAGACCCAGAAGCCAAGGCTCGGGCGCAGTTTGAACTGACCAAGATGGCGCAAGACGGCGAGTTAGCCAAGATGGCAAACGACACGGACTTGTACAAGACGGAGCAGAACAACCTGACTGACCGCCTGAAGTCAGACATGAGCAGCGACTCTTGGCTGTCCAAAAACATCAGGCCCATGACGCTGGTCGCCATCTTCATCGGCTACTTCGTGTTCGCCATGATGAGCGCCTTCAAACTGGACGCCAACGAAGTCTACGTCACCCTGCTGGGCCAGTGGGGCATGCTGGTCATGTCCTTCTACTTTGGTGGCCGCACACTTGAAAAAATTATGGACATGAAGAGCAAAAAATGACACCACACTTCACCCTTGCGGAATTGACCGCTACCAGCCACCGCCAGTTCGACAACACGCCCAATGAGAAAGAACTAGCCAACTTGCAAAAGCTGGCTGAGTTCTTAGAGCAGGTCAAGACCACGCTGGACGGCAAGCCCATCATGATCAACAGCGCTTTTCGGTCAAAGCAAGTCAACGACAGCGTAGGTAGCAAGGACACCAGCCAGCACCGTCTGGGCTATGCGGCTGACTTCAAGGTGCCGGGCATGACGCCAGACCAAGTTGTGCGGGCCATCATTGACTCTGACTTGCAGTTTGACCAGATCATCCGTGAGTTCGACGCCTGGACGCACATCAGCATCAGCCCCTCACCGCGCCGTCAAGCGCTGATCATTGACCGCGCTGGGACTCGACCTTTCGCATAAGCGCCCGGTACGCCTCAATGGCGTCCTTGAGGTCGCACTGAAGCTGCTGAATCCGGTCGTCTTGCTCAACCATCTTTGCGTTCGCTTGCTGCGCGAACGCCACTAGGTTTTCTTGAGTCCAAGTTTTGAAGTTTGACATGTTCTTCCGTTGTAAATTTATGGCCGTTGCCGCACTCTCGGCGGCGTAGTGTATAGCCTTCCTTGTTTCTAGTCTCGCTGACAGTTGTCCATGCGTTGCAAGTTGGGCAGTTCAAGCGTCTTTCTCCTCAATCGTGTAGAACCAGTCATCGCCAGCGCTCCACTTGCGGGTGCCGTCAACAGTGTAGAAATCCTTGGCCGCTTGAAAGTCAGGAAACTTTGTCTCGGCGGGGATCAGGCTCTGGTCATACCACAGGCAGCGATTGTTTGGCTGGCAGGCAAACTGGCCGTTGTCCAGCATGATCCAGTTAAACGACTTGTGTTCTTCGGCCTGTTCTGTAAAGCCCGTGTCCAGCGCCATCTCATCAGCGCAGAAGTCCACGGTAAACATGTAGCGCCCAAAGTGCCACTGCTTGTCCTTGCCCAAGAACTTCACGCCTAAGTTACGCAAGCCGATCTTTTCCACAATGGTGAACCGGTAGCCCATGCAGTCCCATAGCTGGAGCATGTCGATGGGCAAGTCTCCAGCTTCTGTATGCCACACATACGCATGAATGGGCAGCTTGTCGTACAACGCGCCGTAGTTGGGCAGCAGCGACTCAATGCGGAACACCTGGCCGCGCAGGGCTTTCAGGCTGACCCAGATAGCCGGTTCTAGTTCGCCGTGGCCCTGGGTAAAGTTGTACAAGAACTCACGCTTGACAAAGCATTTAATGGGCGGCAGCGATGCGATGATGTAACTCATATCAGCAGACTCCAAACCCAAAGCCCTGTGAAGAACAGTCCCAAGCAGATCACAAACAGCGCCACCAGCACAAAACCAACGACAACACTGCCGATCATCTGCCACGCCTCTGGCACTGGTGAAATGTCGTCAGGCACGATAGGGTATGGCGCGATCTTGCGAGTCTCAAGCGTAGCATCCGTGAAGTGGCAGAGGTGATCGCACTGTGGCTTATGAGGGCAAAGCGTTCTGCCCGTATCGCATACTGTTTTCATGCTGGCTCCTTTGGCTCTGGTGGAGAAAGATACGCCTTCAAGCGCTTGACTCGGTTCTTGTTGTAAGTCACCAGCGAAGTCGCGTACTCGACTGCGCTCTCGGCTTGCAGCAGTTCATGCTCGGCGTGCATCAACTCATGCGCCACGGCCTGCGCTGGCGTGACGGTCTTCACCATCAACCGCAGTTCTGTCCAGATGTACTTAAGCATGTTTGGCCTCCTGTAGTAGTTCAATCCGCTCACGGCTGACTCGCAGCGTGTTGTAGCGTTGGTGCAGGCGCTC